AATGACCGCATGTACGTCAACGGTAAGTACATTGTACAGACACATCCTCTGCACAAGGCTGGTCGATACAAGAACTTTGAAGATGCGGCCTTTAGCAGTCTAGAGAGGTACAATAGCTCTAAGGAAGGACAAGTGTACATCATCGTTAACGAGAGCTTTCCTGAGTGGATCAAAGTAGGCATGGCTATTGACGCAGAGGATCGCTTGAGTAACTACCAGACTTCATCTCCTTACAGAGACTACGCGTTGTATCAAAGCTGGGACGTTAGTGACCGCAGGGCTGCTGAGTCAGCGGCACATGAGATACTAGCTGAGTGTTCAGACGACAGGAAGAACGAGTGGTTTAAGTGTGACCCAGCTTTTGCTAAATTAATGATACGGGGCACTATGGAGAACCATAAATGAAAGAAATATACTCACTGGTAGAGGACATATACAAAGTAGTCGCTACCAAAGAAGTACCGGATGAGGTGGATCTATACGAAGAGATAGACCGCTTTGGTGAGAACTGTAAGAAACTTATGTCAAACTTGTTTACAGAGAAGCGTGACGGTCGTAAGTTACGTATGTCTAACATTGGGCGAGATGATCGCTATCTCTGGAACGCTGTGAATAACTCTGACGTACAAGAGGATATGACGCCTAACACGTATGTCAAGTTTATGTACGGGCATCTGATTGAGGAGATGCTACTGTTTCTCACAAGGCTCTCAGGACACGAGGTGACAGATGAACAAAAGCAGTGTGAAGTTGCAGGTATCAAAGGCTCTATGGACTGCAAAATTGATGGTGTTGTCACTGATGTTAAAAGCACTTCCACTTTTGGGTTTAAAAAATTCAAAGACGGAAGTCTCGCTTTTGATGACCCGTTTGGGTACATTGCTCAAATTAAGGGCTATGCACATTCAGAAGGAGAAACAAAGTTTGGTTGGTTAGCTATGGATAAACAGAACGGACATCTAACTTATCTGATGTACGACTCTGATGACACACAGGCTCCTGTACACGCCAAGATTGGCTACGATATAGAGGAGCATATAGAACGCGTAAAAAAGCTAGTAGAGCAACCAGAGTGGCCGGAGGTGTGTCACGAGGTCGTACCAGACGGAAAAAGTGGCAACCAAAAGTTAGCAGTGGGTTGCTCTTATTGCCAGTACAAGCACGTATGTTGGTCAGGTCTGCGTACTTTCTTGTACTCAAGTGGTCCAAGGTATTTAACAGAGGTGATCAATGAGCCGAAAGTCCAAGAAGTATCCTAATGAATTTAGATCAGGGTTTGAATATGACGTATCGAAACAGCTACAACCATACGGCTTTAGCTATGAGCCGTGGCAGATTGAGTACCGCATCGAACGTAAGTACACCCCAGACTTTGTGTACGAAAGAAACGGGAAGACTTACCTCATCGAATGCAAAGGATACTTTCGCTCAGGAGACACACAAAAGTATCGTTCGGTCGTTAAGTGTTTGCCAAAGACGCATGAACTCATATTTGTACTGATGAAGCCTAACCAAAAAGTAAGTAAAAGTACCAAGAATACAATGGCTCAATGGTGTGACAAACACGAGATTCTATGGTATACTATAGACACACTAAAGGAATTAGTTGATTATGTCACTGACACTAGAAGAAATTAAGGAGAAGATTTTGCATTTGTATGACCCTGACGATCTACTAGAGGCGTTACAGATTTCATCTGAGGAAATACTAGACAGGTTTGAGGACAAACTCATACGAAAGTTAGATGAATTTACAGAGGAACTAGAGGATGAGGTTTATGAGTATTGACAACGCGACACCCGCAGAGTGGGATGAGGTGACAAAACCAGAGAAGAAGTGGATCAAGGTAGACGTAGTTGACAAACCAGAGCATTACAACAAGGGCGGCGTCGAGGCTATTGATTACATCAAGCAACAACTAGGCGATGAATTTCGTGCTTACTGCGAGGGTAACGTACACAAGTACATCCACAGATACAAGTACAAGAACGGAGTAGAGGATTTACGTAAAGCCCGTGTGTATCTAGAGTGGTTGATAAAGGAGTTAGTACATGAGTAATGACGATGACACAACAGACCTTTTTGAACTAGAGCCGGGAATGGGAACAAGCTCACTAGACCCTGAACCTAAGAGAACTATGCGTGTAGTAGAAGGTAAGTTTGGAGGTAAGAAAGAAGAAGAGGAACAAGAGATTACCACTGCTGAGTTTCTGACGGCCTTTGCTGCCAAAGCTTTAGTAATGGAAGAAGAGAAAAGAAGTCCTAAAGTAGTTGTAGTTATGTATGAAGACGGGGAGATGTTTGAAGTAGCATCTAATGAACAGTACCCTGATGGTGTCTTTATGTTATTACAATTAGCATCACAAGCAATATTAAACGAGACACTAGGAGTAACAGAATAGATGGACGCATACCAACAGTACATACACAAGTCACGCTACGCACGTTACCTACCAGAGGAACAACGACGTGAGACTTGGGAAGAGACAGTTAATCGTTATGTTAACTACTGGGTAGACAAAGCAGACCTTAATGACTTTGAAGTATCTGAAATCTTCAAGGCTATACATGATCTAAACGTAATGCCATCCATGCGAGCTTTGATGACCGCAGGGGAAGCCTTAGACCGTGACAACGTAGCAGGGTTTAACTGTAGCTACCTACCCATTGACCACCCTAAGGCCTTTGATGAGATGATGTACGTCCTCATGTGTGGCACAGGAGTAGGCTACTCAGTAGAACGTCAGTACGTATCTAAGTTGCCAGAGGTTGCAGAGGAGTTTCATGGAACAGACACAGTTATTAATGTTGACGATTCAAAGGTCGGATGGGCGAAATCGTTTAGGGAACTGGTATCACTGTTGTATTCAGGTCAAATTCCCCAGTGGGACGTTAGCAGAGTACGACCTGCGGGTTCCGCACTTAAAACTTTCGGAGGTCGTGCAAGTGGTCCAGAACCTCTCGTTGACCTCTTCAAGTTTACAGTCGAAATCTTTCGAGAAGCTGCTGGAAGAAAACTTACATCCATTGAATGCCACGATCTTTGCTGTAAGATAGCATCGTGTATTGTGGTCGGAGGAGTACGTCGGTCAGCCCTTATCTCACTCTCTAACTTAACTGATGATCGCCTACGTCGTGCTAAGACAGGACAGTGGTGGGTAGATAGTCCACATAGGGGTCTAGCCAACAACTCTGCTTGCTACACAGAGAAGCCTGACTTTGAGGCTTACCTAAATGAGTGGACTAGTTTGTACGAGTCACGCTCCGGTGAACGTGGTATGTTCTCTCGTGTCGCTAGTCAGAAGCAAGCAGCAAAGAACGGTAGGCGTGACCCTGACCACGAGTTTGGTACAAACCCATGTTCTGAGATAATTCTACGTCCTAACCAATTTTGCAACCTGTCAGAAGTAGTAGTAAGACCTCAGGACACGTTAGCCACCCTGAAGCACAAAGTACGTATAGCGTCTATCCTAGGTACGCTACAGGCTACGCTAACTGACTTTAGATACTTACGCAAGATATGGAAGACTAACACTGAGGAAGAGGCGTTACTAGGGGTGTCACTGACGGGCATCATGGACCATCCTTTACTATCAGGACGAGGTGACAATGCAAAGCTTAAGAAGTGGCTCACAGAGATGCGAGAGGAAGCAATCGAAACTAACAAGCGGTGGGCTGAGAGACTTAACATTAGTCCCTCTACAGCAATTACTGCAATTAAGCCTAGCGGTACTGTTAGTCAGTTGGTCGATAGTGCTAGTGGGTGCCATCCTCGTTTTAGCCCACAGTATATTCGACGTGTTCGTGCTGACGCTCGTGATCCCCTCTGTGTGGTCTTAGAGGCCGCTGGTGTGCCTGTAGAGGACGATGTGATGAACCCTAGTACCAAGGTGTTCAGCTTTCCTATCGCATCACCAGAGGGCGCTGTGACAGCCTCAGACATGGGCGCGATAGAGCAACTAGAGTTGTGGGAGATGTATCAGGACTACTGGTGTGAACACAAGCCGTCTATGACTTGCTACTACCGTGACCACGAGTTTCTAGAGGTAGGCCAGTGGTTGTACAACAAGTTTGACAAGGTGTCAGGAATTTCGTTCCTTCCTTACTCAGATCACACGTACCAACAAGCCCCTTATGAACCTGTGGACAAGGCTACCCTCAAGTCACTCAAGAAGGACTTCCCTACTGAAATCAACTGGGACATCAATGAGGAGTCTGATATGACTGAAGGTAGCCAGCAGTTAGCTTGCACAGGTAACAACTGTGAAATCTAAGACATAAAAAAGATAGAGT